AGCCGTAGTTATGCAGAAGAAAGCTACCGGCGAGATTGACTGGGATTTAGAAATGGCTCGTAGCTCCGCATCGTCGTGGAAAGACGAGTGGCTTGTAATTTTGTTTAGCATCCCATTGATTCTCGCATTCATACCTGGGATGGAAGATGTAGTAGCAAATGGATTTCAACAGCTGGAGCAAATGCCTCAATGGTACCAGTACAGCTTGGGCGTTATTGTTGCTGCAAGCTTTGGGGTCAGAAGCGCGACAAAGTTTTTCGGTAAAAAATGAAAATGTGGCATATGCACGACCTGACCACACCAGAGCAAGCGGAGATAAATCGTGCCAAAATTAACAATGGAAAAATTTTTGGCATGGAAAATACTCCCGAGACTGATGATGTTATCAATGACGGTGATGAGCTACCAAGTGGTTCAGTGGTTCATGAATCTAGGTGCAGATGCAACGACTCAGCAGGCTGCGTTTGTATCGACGGTTGTAGGTGCAATGACGGGGGCGTTTGCTGTATGGATGGGACATGAGAATAAATGAATGTAATCATTTGGTCATTAGTGCTGACCATATGCACTGCTGATGGTAAGTGTTTTAATCAAACTATTCAGTGGTTCGATAAAGAAAATGAGTGTTTAAGATACAAACAAATTTATGAAGACATTCCAAAAGATGGCTCTTGGGCATCTGTTGAATATAAATGTGGTATTGTAGGAGCCATGGAAATATAATGTCTATATTTAAAATGGAAAATAGTGCAGGCGCCCCAAAGGGTAAAAAAGTTTACGCAGAAGAAGACATTATGGACGCTGTAGAGAATTATGTATATACGTGGGATATTGGCACGCTTATCGAATATGCCATAGAGGGTATGTACGATGAATATATGGACATAACCAGACCTAGAATTCACATAGATAAATTAATGGAAAAGTTTGGTAAAAACTCATGAAATATAATACTTCTCATTTCTTAGACAAACTTATTGAGCACGAAGGCATGGTGCTTAATGTATATAAAGACACTCTAGGCATTGATACCATCGGTATTGGACGTAATCTTAAAGACCGTGGTATTAGTAAAGAAGAATTAGATTACATGGACATACCAAATATGGATGCCATTTACCAACATGGTATCACAGAGGCAGATGCTCGCTTCTTGGCTATGAATGATATTAAGATTGTTGAAGATGAACTGTGTAGAGTGCACACGTGCGTCGAAGAGCTAGATGGGGTGCGCCAGCTAATTTTAATGGACATGGCGTTTAATATGGGTGTCCCACGACTCTGTAAGTTTAAGAAGATGTGGAACGCCATAGAAAATAACAACTTTGAGGCTGCATCTTATGAAATGATGGACTCGAAGTGGGCCCGACAGGTGGGCCGACGTGCTAGTAAATTGTCTGATGCCATGAAATCTGGAGAGTTCTGATGGCTGTAAAAAAAAGTCTTTTTGAGCAAACAGGCAGAGTAGGAGCCGTTCAACAACTTAGGAAGTTGATTGGCGGTGACGACGAAAAAAAATTTAAATACTATGCAACTGACGAATATCCTCTAGTTAATGAGGACGGTGATAAAACTCCAAAACGTTTTCATAAAGCATATGTTGAAAATATGCGAGGTTATTACAACGAAAGAGGGATGCAAATCCCTGAACGTTTCGAAAATGTAGATTCATATTTAAAAGACAGAACTGGGTCGGGTGAACGCGATGGTGGCACACGGATGCCCAAAAAACATATTATGGAGCTACCGACCAACAGCTCACAAAAACGGAGAAAATAATGGCAGTAAGTGATTACATAGAAAGCGTTAAACGTAAAGACAAAGGTGGTGTTGATATTGCTCCAGGTAAAGCACGTCAGGCATTTTTAAGAACAGATGAGGGCAAGGAAGAGAAAAAAGCTCGCAAAAGCCATAACGAAAGAATGGGCCCGAAAGATAAAGAGACCAAACAGAAATTACGCAAAGATGCCAAGAAAGCAGATGTAGAAAAAGGTAGAGAAATATTATCTAAACGTAAAAAGGGTGGCACCACAACTAAAAAACATATCATGGAGTTGCCAACTAATGTGCCACGTATGATGGCAGGGGCTAATCTTATGAATCCTGACAAAGCTGATTTAGACAAAGACGGTACTTTATCGTCATATGAGAAAGCTCGTGGTCGCGCTATTGAAAAGGCTATGAAGGATGAGAAAAAGACCCGTGGCGCCTAGAGTACCACGTAAAAAAGGTCAGCCGGCAAGAAGTAAAAAACACAGCGACCTTTACACTGATGAGAACCCGAAAGGCACTATAAAGGGCTTAAAGTTTGCTACCTCTAAAGATGCAGAGGCGTCCGTCCGTAAAATTAAAGCGTCAGGCCGAAGTCACGCTCACAAGACACAAGCTGCTATTGCTATGGAACAACGAGCCAGAGCAGCGGGAAAGACTTCGGCGGCTAGTATATACCGCAAGTTTATCGAACAGCAGAAGAAAAAAACTCGTGCATCCCGTAGAAGCTAGTATCCGGAAATGGTCTAAGGATTTCTTAGAGGTTCCGAATGAAAAATTAAATGGCATGCCGCCTTGTCCTTACGCACAGAAAGCGTGGGCAGAAAATCAAGTGATGTTTAGCATCAACAGCGGTCTTGACGGATTAGCTGATGCAGTTAGAGATTATAACGAACTTGGTTTTGACATCATCGTATGGGCAAGCGAAGAGTTACCCAACATAGAATATCTTGATGGGTGGTGTGACGGTATGAACGAGGCACTGTCTATTGCCGGCAAAGATATGCATCTCATGGTGTTTCACCCTAATTATGATGCAGAAGATGCTGGATTAGATTTCCTGATTCATGATGAACAGGAAGATTTAGAATACTGTATGGTATTCGTGCAGCGGTTATCGAAGCTTGATGATGCCGCAATGAGTCTGGAAAAGTCAGGATATTATAAACACTTTCCAGATGATGTTTTTGAAAGCCTAGTGTTGGCGAGAAGGAATCTTAGATATGGTAATGAAGAAAACTAAAGCCCGTGGCGGCAAAATGAAAATGGCTAAAATGCGCGGCGGCGGCATGAAAAAAATGCGTGGTGGCGGCATGGGAATGGGTATGCAACCTAAAACAAAAGCTCGCGCCGGAAAAATGAAAATGGCTCGCAAGATGCGCGGCGGCGGAATGAAAAAGAAGTAACAGATGCCTTTACTTGAGGGTGCAAAATTTACCACTGTCGGTGTAACTGTTGGCACGGGTGGGACGGTTATATATACTGTTCCCACAAGACATGCAGCAGTGGTAAAGCACCTTAGTTTTAGTAACAATAATTCAGGTGCAAAGAAAATATCCGCACAATACTATGACTCGGATGCGTCAGCGTATTATTACATAGTGCAAGATTTATCTATGGCGGCTAATTCCTTTACTAATATTGTTGATGGCAATTCTATAAGTTTGAATGCTAACGATAAAATTGTGTTAACCGCCGAGACTTCTGGTACTATTTCAGCTCTCATATCGGTTAATGAATTTTTTGACCCTAATAGGTAGATAAATGGCAGCTAAGAAAAAATCAAAATCTAAAAAACCTACACCCACAAAGCCAGCTCTTTGGAGTAAAGCTAAGGCTGAGGCTAAACGTAAATTTAAAGTTTACCCTTCTGCGTACGCTAATGCTTTTGCGGCAAAACGATATAAGGCGATGGGCGGCGGATGGAGGTCGTAGCCAAGGTCGCCATGTTCTGCATCATACTAACCCCCGAACAAACAAGGTGGGAAATGGATGCCAAAATAATAAGCATGCATGACGCCATATCCACGTGTCATGTTGCATTGACCACTCACGGGTTTGATAACCCCAATGATAAATGTTTTTGCGTTCATGTAGATGAGTAATCTTATGAGGAAAAGAGATGATTGCCGAAACTCTAGCAGGTATTGCACTAGTAAAAAGTGCAGTAGACGGTATAAAATCGACTATTAACACCGCTAATGATATTGGTGATATTGCAAAATATGTAGATAATCTGCTTGAGGGCGAAAAGCAGGTACAACAACAAAGGTCTAAAAAATCTGGCAGGAGTATAGGAGACCAATTTGGTATTGAATCAGTAGCACAAGAGGTCATAGATGCTAGGTTAGCGCAAGAAAAAGTTCAGGAGATGAGAACTTTAATCGACCTGCGGTTTGGTCCGGGCACATGGCAAAGCATCATAGATGAACGGGCCCGAAGAATTCAAAAAGCAAAAGCCGCAGCGGCAAAAGCTAGAAAAGAAGCGTTACGACAAAGAGCAGAGTTTATAGAAAACGTTAAAATTGCCCTTACAATTGGTATCATATCACTATTAGGTTTTGGATTTATTATGTTTGCAATGGTATCTATGGCTGCAGTTGTAGGGGTATAGAGGTGAAACGGTA